GGCTGGACCGATGTGCTCGGCCTGCCCTACAAGGCGGCGGCCGTGGCCGATGTGGTCCGTGTCTTCTTCAACGACGTGCTCGACGACTCCGCCACCGTGGTCGCGGCCGACACCACTACGGCGACGACCGGCACCGGCGATGTCCGCGGCACCGTGGACACCAACAGCGCCGCGGACGACTCCGAGGTGGTGGTCTGGATGCACGTCGCGGATCCGAACACCGAGGCCGGCCTGCGAGGCGTCGACCAGGCCTGATGTTCTTCAATCCGTTCCTGCCCGGGATCTTGATGGTCCCGGGCATCTTCTCAGGAGTTACTACCATGCCGACCCGCACCCCGATGAACAAGGCGCAGCAAAAAGCATTCGAGCGCCACATGGATGCCGCCACCGCCACCCCTGAGGAGGCCTCCACCGCGGAGGTCGACGATACTCTCGACCAGTCCATCGCGGATCTGATCATCGAGATCAACGAGATCGATGACGTGGACCGCTTGCGTGAACTACTGGCGGCCGAGCATGGCGGCAAGACCCGCAAGGGCGCCATCGAGGCGATCGAAGCGGCCATCGCCGCGCGCACCGAGGAGTGATCCGATGCGACCGCGCAAGATCACGCTCACCATGGCCGCGGTCGATGCTGACGGCATCGCCGAGGCGCAAGCCGTTGCCGGTGCCGGCAATCTCACGCTGGACGGCGCCCTCGTCACCGCCGGGGTCGCCGTGTTCGATGTGCCCCGTCATGTCGAAATCGACTCGTCGAGCGCTAGCGACACGTCACAGACCGCGACGTTCACCGGCACGGACCGCTTCGGCAACACCATCACCGAGGCGATCGCGCTCAACGGCACCACCGCGGTGGCCGGCACGAAGAACTTCAAGACGGTGACGCAGGTCGCGATCAGCGCGGTCTGCGTCGGCAACATCAACGCCGGCACGGCTGCGGCACTGGAATCGCAGTGGATCCCGGTCAGCAGGTTCGCCGATTCCTGGACGCTGGAGGGCGTGGTGTCCGCCGGCGGCAGCCTCACCTGGGGCGTGCAGTACGCGGTGGAGAAGCTGCAGGACGACGGACTGTCCGAGGCGACCCGCTTCCTCGAAGGCGGCGCTGCGGCCATCACGCACGGCACGCTGAGCGCCAAGACGGCATCGACATCCGGCGTCCAGGAGACGCCGGTGACCGGCTTCCGGGTGGCTCTGTCGGGGTGGTCGTCCGGCTCGCTCGACTTCCACGTCGTCGAGCGCTGACATGCTGGCCAGCGTGCCACTGGGGCAGGTTCAGGAGCTGCTGCAGGACGAGGGCGGCGTGACCTGGACGACGACGCAACTGCTGCGGGCCTGGAACGAGGCGCAGAAAGTCATCGTCGTGTTTGCCCCCGAGGCATCACTGACCACGGCGTCGTGGCAGCTCGTCGCCGCCGAGACCCGGCATGCTGCCCCGTCGGGGGCGATCAAGATCATCGATGTCATGCGCAACATGGGCGCTGATGGCGCCACGCCAGGGGCCTCCATCCGGCTGACGACGCGCGGCAACCTCGAGGATCACGTCACCGACTGGCACTCCGGCACCGGGGCGGCGTCGATCACGCAGTGGGCGCCAGATCCGCGCAATCCGAAGCTGTTCTGGACCTATCCCAGGGTGCATGCCTCTACCGCGGTGTTTGTCGAAGGCACCTATTCGAGCGTGCCGGCGGACATCGACGAGCTCACCGATACGATCACGGTGGGCGACGAGTGGGCCGCGGCCGCAGTGAACTGGTGCATGTACCGCGCGCTGGCGCGCGACTCGAAGCGGACCCCGGTGTTCGCCAGGGCCGATCACTACCTCAAGACCTTCGGCTTCCTGGTCGGCGGCAAGCTGAGCGCCGACATCAAGCAGGATCCGCGCCTGCGCGAACACCTCGACGCGCCGCCCGGCGCAGGAGCGGGCTGATGGCCACATCCATCGCGACCATGCTGCCGACGCTGCGCCTGTTCGCCGAGGGTTGCGATGATCCGGTGCTGACCACGCTGCTGCGCCTGGCCGCCATCGAGTTCTGCGACAAGTCGGACTACGTCCGCTACCTGCCTGCCGACATCCCCATCGCCCCGAACCTGCACAGCTACGCCGTCGCGCCCCCGGACGGCGAGAGCGTCGTCTCATCGGTGATCCGTGCGGCCTATGACGGCGTCCCGCTGCCGGTGCGCACCCGCCGCGAGGTCGACCTCGAGATGTCGGGGGGCTACACCGACTGGACCACGCTGACGGCGGACCGTCCTGAGATGGCGATGCGCGTGCTGGCCGTGGATGAGGCCGGTTACACGCTGCGCCTGGTGCCCTACACCGACACCGTGAACGCGACGGGCACGATCACCGCCGCGACACAGGCCGATCCGGTGGCGATCACGTCCGCCGCGCATGGCCGCGCCACGGGGCAACGGGTCTACCTCGCCAGCCTGGCCGGCATGACGGAGCTGAACGGGCGCAGCTTCCTCATCACGGTGACCGGCACCGACACCTTCACGCTCGACGACGAGGACGGTACCGGCCACACCGCCTACACCTCCGGCGGTACCTGGTCCTACAACGATGGCCTGCTGTCGGTCGAGGCCGCGCTCAAACCCTCGAAAACAGCGACCACGATCCCGACCGAGGTCTACACCGACTTCGAGGAGGCGCTGCACTCCGGCGCGCGGGCACGCCTGTACGCGATGCCGAACAAGCCGTGGAGCAACGCGAACCAGGTCAAGTACGAGCGTGCCATGTTCGAAGATGCCGTGCGTGATGCCCGCTTCAAGCGCAAGGAGGGTGACGCCGATCGCTCCGAGGGCTTCGTTGCCCTGCCGACGGCCTATGTCCGGCGCCGGCGCGGCGGGGTTCCCTTCCGCTCCGAGCGGCGCTTCAACACGGAGTTCTGACGATGGCCGAGCTGTTCACCAACCTTGCCAGCACCACGCTCTCCGGCGATCACAGCGCAGTCGCGACCGCCATCACGGTGGCCGATGGCGCGGGGTTCCCCAGCCCGACCGGCAGCGACTTTTTCCGCGTCCTGGCCTTCAAGAAGTCCACGGCGCAGAAGGAGCTCATGATCTGCACGTCGCGGGCCTCGAACGTGCTGACCGTGACGCGCGGGGAGGAGGGCACCACTGCGCTGGCGCTGCTGTCCGGCGACATCATCGAGTTGCGGCCCACGGCAGCGTTCTTTTCCGGGCTGGCGCAAAAGCTCGACATCCAGGATGGCGGCACCGTCTACGCCGCCACCTCCGGCACCTCCGCGTACACGGCGACGCTGAGTCCGGTGCCGGTCTCGATCGCCGCGGGCTACCACGCCAGTTTGAAGATCGGCGCCACCAACGATGCGACCACCTGCACGCTGAACCTGAACACTCTCGGCGCGGTGGCGATCAAGAAGGTGTCCGGTGGGGCGCTGGTCGATCTTGCGGTGGGCGATCTGGTGCAGGACATGATCGCGGAGTTCCGTCACAACGGGACGGTGTGGATGCTGCTCAACCCCCCAGGCGATGGCGGGGGCGGTGGCGGGTCGGCGCTGACCGCGCCCTCTGGTACCCGCATGCTGTTCCAGCAGACCGCGGCGCCGACGGGCTGGACCAAGGACACCACGCACAACAACAAGGCGCTGCGCATCGTCAGCGGCACGGTCGGTTCTGGTGGCTCGGTTTCCTTCACCGCCGCGTTCGCCGCCAGCCGCACGAGCGATTCACACACGCTTTCGCTCGCACAGCTCCCCGCGCACTCGCACAGCGGCGGCGGGCTGAGCGCGGCGTCGGGCGGGGCGCATACCCACACTATCAAACAGGAGACTACCGGCGGCGGGGTAGCTAACAGCTTCACGGGTGGGGCTGACGACGCCGGTGCTGCGGTCACCACCTCATCTGATGGCGCCCACACCCACAGCATCAGCGGGTCGACCGGCAACGCCGGCAGCGGGAGTGGTCACACCCACGGCCTGCCGAGCTTTGCGGTGCAGTATCTCGACGTGATCGCGGCCGTCAAAGATTAGGAAACCTGATGCGCATCAACGATCCCAAAGGCATGGCGTGCCCGTACCGGATGCGCAAATGCCCCGGCGAGTCCTGCCCGCTGTACGTTCAGATTCTGGGCACGGATTCGAACAGTGGCGATACCCTCAACCAGGGGGCCTGCGCGCAGGCGGCGAGCGTTGCGTTTCTCATGCAGATCGTGCAGGACCTCAACGGCCTGCAAAAGGCCACCGAATCGCAACGCAATGAGACCGTGCAGGGCCTGTTCCATCTCGGGCAGACCATCAGCGCCGCGTCGCGCGAGCGGGCAAAGCTGCTGGCCGCGGGCCGCGCCGCGCAAGCTCGCCCCGACGCAGGCGCAGCGGGCCGCGAACGGCCGGCTGTGGAGCGGCGATCTGAAAGGGATCCAGACCGTGCTGCGCATCGAGGCGCTGAGCAAGGCGGCGCCGCTGAGCGTCTATCCGTGGAATGGCAAGTACCTGAACTGGCAGCAGGTCGTCGATGTGGTGACGCCGCCCCAGGCCGAGCTGTCGCCGGACCGGCGCTACTACACCGGGCACTACAACCCCAAGGTCACCGACGCAGACATCGCGCTGGCCGGACCGGACTATCCCAGCGCGTACTACCGGCTCGGCGTGCCGGCACCGGATACGGCACCGACGGTCGGCATCACCGGCGGATCCTCGGGCACCCCGGAGACCCGCAGCTACCTCTACACCTTCGTTACCGCCTACGGCGAGGAGGGCCCGCCGTCTGATCCCACCGAGTACACCGCCGCGAACGATGATGCGACGCAGTGGGACATCTCGGACATGGATGGGGCGCCACCGAGCAGCTTCACGATCACCGCGATCTCGCTCAGCGCCGGGGTCCTGACCTGCACGACCAGCGCGGCACATTTCCTGGAGAGCGGCGAGCAGATCACGATCGGCGGAGTCACCCATTATTCCGCCTTGAACGGGACGCATGCCGTCACGCGGATCTCCGCCACGCAGTTTTCGATCGCGTCTGCACTCGTCACGCTCAGTCTGGTGACGAACGGCGCGTTCGATACGGACACGGACTGGACGAAGGGTGACGGGTGGAGCATCGGAACCGGAGTGGCCTCCTGCGACGGCTCGCAGGCAGCCGACTCCGACCTCGAGCAGGACGTCGCGGCAGAGGCCATCGACTACGTGGTGGCGTTCACCGTCTCCAACTACTCGGCAGGGGCGGTTACGCCCAGGATTGGCGGCGCAGCCGGGACATCCCGATCGTCCGACGCGACGTTCACAGAGAC